AGAACATCCAGGAAGTAAAATGTCATTTGAAGATTACAAAAACATGAGAGGTTAATCAATTTAATAAAAGAGTGCGTAGTTGCACTTTTTTTATTTTGTGTTATAATTATATTAGGGTTGGGTACAACCAATATCGATTCACACGTCTTCGTGGGACGTAAAACTAACGATAGGAGGAGATATATAATGCGTGAATTTTTGAAAGGCTTGGAGTTAGACCAAGAAACCATTGACACCATAATGGCTGAATATGGTAAGAACGTAACTATGTTCAAAGAGAAACTTGACGAATATAAAGAACAAGTATCTAACTATGAAAATCAAGTAAAGGAGTTAAATGGTAAGATTGAATCTGATGCTAAGTCATTAGAAAATTTGCAAACAATAACAAGCGAAAATAAAGATCTAAAAACTCAGTTGCAAATGAGCGACAGTAATGTCAAAAAGGAATTTATGAAGTTTGTTACAAGCGAAATTAGTTCAAGAGTAAATGATGATACTGATTTTGCCACAGCACTTAATGATTACAAAAAAGAGAATCCACAATATTTTGGAGACACTGTAGTTAAAAAAGTGCAAACATCACCAAGTTTAAATACTGGTGGCACGCTACCACAAAGTACGAATGAAATTATGAATGATATACTTCGTGGGGCAGTAAATGAATAAAAGAAGGAGAGATATTAAATGGCAGGAATTGCAAGAACAGATGTAGATGCTCTAATTGAAACTCAAGTTGCTAATGAAATTTTTGAAGGAACAATTAGACAATCAAAAGCATTAAGTATGTTTAAAAGACTACCTAACGCAACATCTGACAAAACGAAGTTAAGAGTATTAGACAGTCTACCAGTCGCTTACTTCGTAGATGAAACATCAAATAATGGTAGAAAAAATATTACAAAATTAGCGTGGGACAAGAAATACATTAATATTGCTGAATTGGCTGTTATTGTTCCAATCAAAGAAAACTTATTAAATGATAGTTCAATTGATATTTGGGCTACAGTTAGACCAAGAGTAGAAGAAGCATTTGCAAAGAAAATTGATAATGCTATGTTCTTTGGTGTTGACAAACCAACTGATTGGAGAGCAGGTTTAGTACCTAGTATTTCAACAGTAGGTGCTGAAGTAACTGAAACTGCAAACGGATTATACAGCGACATTAACGATGCAATGGTTAAAGTTGAAGAAAGTGGATACAATGTAAATGGTATCTTAGGTGGAACTGGATTAAAGGGTAAATTCAGAATGATGCTTGATACTACTGGTCAACCATTAAACACTACTGAAATTGGTTCTATTCGTAGAGAATTTATGGATAATGGTGTTTGGGACAAGACTAAATCAACATTAATCGTTGGTGACTTCTCACAAGCAGTATACGCTATCAGACAAGATATTACTTACAAAGTATTAACTGAAGCAGTTATTCAAGACCCATCAGATGGATCAATTCTTTACAATTTAGCACAAGACGATATGGTTGCACTTCGTGTTGTTATGAGATTAGGTTGGGAAATTCCAAACCCTGTAAATGCTGAAAATGAAACTGCAACAAGATTTCCATTTGCAAGTCTTAAACCAGAAGGCACTGCTAGTTTATAGTATATAAAAGGAGGTTATTATGGAATTTAAAGGACAATACCTAACATATGCTGAATATAGGGACTTGGGTGGTACTTTAGACATAACTCCTTTTAATTTATTAGAATTTGAAGCAAGAAGAAAAATTGACATAGAAACACAATCAAGATTAAAAGGTACGAATAGTCAAGATGTGCCACAAGAAGTTAAATTATGCGTATATAGTTTAATTAATGCAATAGATCATTATACTGAAAGCATTGAAAGTGCAACGCAAAATGGCAATATTGCAAGTGAGCAAACAGATGGCTATTCCGTATCTTATGTGAAATCTTCATCTATTAAAGATATAATTAACTCAAAAAGCGTAGAGTTAGACGACATTATAAGAACTTATTTACTTAATGTTGTATTTAAAAATGAACACTTAATGTATTTAGGCTCTAAAATGGGAGATCCAGAATGCTTGTCAACGGCGGAGTAACAATATATCATAAAGGTTTAGATGAAGATGCAGAATTTGGAACATACGAAACTTGGGAAAAGTACAATTATAGCAATGCGTGGTTTTTTGGTGGTAAGGGTGCTGGTATAAACAAAGGTTATCAAGATGCAAATGACGTAGAGGTGCGAATACCATATAGTCAAAACGAAGGACTAAATATAAATGATTTCGCAATTGGTGACATAATTGTTAAAGGCATACTTACTGATGAAATAAAAACACAAGATGACCTAAAAGAATATCAAACATATAACATAACAAGCATTAATAATAATACATTTGGCTATAATCAACATATACATATTGGAGGCAAGTAATGCCTGTAATAATTAAACCAACGAGCACAATAATAGTAGACCTTGGATTAGAAGAAAACGGTCCAGTACATAAATTCCTTACGAATGATTGCTACAACCATATGGATAAATATGTGCCTTATAGTGGAGACACAGGACGGTTGCATTTAAGAGAAGCCGTTTCAATGATGCCTGACGCTATCATATATCGTATGCCATATGCACACGCACAATACGTAGGATACACAACAGGACCCGTAGTAAATTACACAACACCAGGAACGGGACCATATTGGGATAAACAAATGTGGTCAGCAGAAGGGGACGACGTAATAAGAGAAGTCCAAGATTTCATAAATCGTGGAGGTAAATAATGGACTATGCTAATAAAAGAATAACACAATTGAGAAGTTATTTAGTTAATGTCATAGACGAATTGATGCAAGACACTAAATATCAAATTAATGCTAATATGTTAAGTAATGATATTAATAACTATTCATTAGACAAAATACCAACTGCTAGCACAGTTGAAAAATGGGTCTTAGGAATAGAAATACATCGTGATGTTTTCTCGTTTAGAGGCAGATTTGCATACTCACAAGACGCAAAAATTAACCTTGCGAATATTGGCTTTTTTGAAGAATTTTAAAAAATAATAGATTCTAATAAAAAAAAGGGCATTTTGCCTGAAATTTATGGAATATAAAGTATCGAGTGCTTAAATCCAGGAACAATGGCTAGTATTACCAGTGGTACTGCTGAATTTAACATACAGATACAAATTAAATATAGATTTAATCGTAATGAAACTATAGCAAGTTTATAAAGGAGGGAATAAAATGGCTGTTACAATACCTGATATTACAAAAATGGATAGAGATGAGTTTTTAACATTTTTAGATGTAACTCCTAACGCAGTTTCTAATAGTTTTAAAGTACTTGGCATTGGTGTAACTGATTACGGCATTTCATACAACCCACAAGTTGACCAAGAAAAGTGGATTATTGAAAAAAATGCTAGAAACATTCATAAGTCTAATCAAAAACAAGGCAGTGTATCTCAAACTATCTATAAAGGTGATCCTTGCTTTGAATTTGTCAAAGATGCAAGAGACACAACTAATTATAAGACAAACATCTTAGATGTTGATATGTTTGACGGCAATGGAAGTACATACCCTGCAACACTAAGCGCTGGAATGATAGCAATAACTCAATTTATGAATGAAGATGCTGTTATTGAATATGATTTATATTACAATGGAGATAGTGTAAAAGGAACTGTTACATTTGATGGTGATGGTGTACCAACATTTGTACCAAGTGCAAGTTTATAATTAGTATTACTACCAAT